GCCTCTCGCTTCTGCTCGTTGGTGATGTCACGGTCCTCCCAGAAGTACGGGGGCGTGTTGAGGTGGATGCCCATCAGGTTCCTCGCGGTCCTCTTGACGGACTCCTCAAGCATCAGCAGGCCGACCTTCTTGCCGTTGCGGATCAGGTGGCAGACCATCTCACGGCACACAGAGGACTTGCCGATGCCTGTGCCTGAAGTCAGGACAACAAGTTCGCCTTTCCGTATGCCCAGCAACTTCTCGTTCAGGGCAGTCCACGGATATGGGATCGAGTCGTTCTGGTCCTCGGTCGTGACAAGATCCCACAGGTCCGACCCAAGAACAACGCCATCAGGACGATAAGCCTTGGCACCATAGACAGCATCGATGACACGCTTGCCCTCCCCTGCGGTGTAAGCCTCATTGGCATCCTTGTACCCATGAATGGTTCCGATCTTGGCCTTGCCGGGGGTCAGCAGCATGGCGCATTCCTTGGCTGCCTTGCGACCCGGCTCATCATCATCGAACATGATCACGACAGAGTCGAACTTCTCCAGCCACTCAAGGTTGCTCTGGAAAGACTTGAATGCGCCTCCTGCACCTGTGGGTATGGAGACCACGGGCCATCGGTTGCCGAACAACTGGCTGACCGTGAGGGCATCGATCTCCCCCTCGGTCACCGTGACCATGCGTCCCCCGTCTCTCCACAGGTGTGCGCCATACATGGACATCCCCTTGGACTCCCCAAGCACGACAAAGTCCTTGGAGGGGAAGCGCAACTTCTGCGCGATCACCTTGCCCTCCTTGATGTACTGGGCTACCTGAACGGTCTGGCCGTTGAAGTCCCCGAGGCCATAGCCCCAGAACCTACAGGTGTCCTCGCTGATCCCACGCTTCTTGAGCGCCGTGTAGTCAACGTCGATCAGGTTGCTTGCTGCCTTGGACACTTCCGGCAGTGGCTCCCCCGTCCCCGTCTCGTAGTACTTGCACCCAAAGCAGTACCCATGCCCATCCGAATAGCGGGCTAGGTTGTCCTGCGACTTGCAACTTGGGCAAGCCTCATGCTGAACGAACTCCGATTCTTTGTGTTGCATACGCTTTCCATTCGATTTCGATTCGCGGTTCCTTGCTGTACGCCTTCTCCGCAATGATCTTCATAATCTGGACATCGTCCTTCCACGCCCATTCGTTGAGCGCATCAAGGATTGCCTTCTGGTGGTTGTCGATGTCGCCCTTGGGCCAGACGTTGGTCGGCTTCTTGGGGCTGCGGCAGAAGAACGTGACGATCACAATCAGCGGGCAGGCCATAGGGCAACCCTTGGGCTTTTTGACGGCACCAAGGGCTGCCCTTGCCTGCTTTCTGAATCGCTCATAGGTCTTCCCGTAGTAGGCACCCCACCTCGTAACCCGTGGTCTTGAGGCGGGTGTAGGGTCAACCTTGAGGGTCAACTTCAGAAGTCATCTCCGTCTGACTCCTCGGTCGCATCATCCTGAGCAACGGGCGTGTCAGAAGCCGTGCTGTAGCCGTCCGTGGCCTTGAACCCGAAGGCATCGAATCCGCCATCGGGGGTGTACTCGCGCAGTTCGCAGATCTGGACTGCACGCATCCTGAAGGTGACTCCAGCGCCAACCATGGCGGTGAAGTAGGGAACCAACTCGAACGCCACGCGGATCTTGCTGCCGCTCCCGATGCTCGGGGGATTGGCGATGGGGTTGCCCTTGGCGTCGAACAGCGCAGGCTTCTGGTCCCACGACTTGTCATCCGAACCGCCCTTGGCCTTCAACTTGAACTTGAACCGCAGCATCCCGTCCTCGGTCTCCCTGATGGACAGGTCTGCACGCTTCAACTTCTTCCCGCCGCGCTGCTCACAGGTCTCGGCATAGGCGACATCGGCGGCCTTCTTGATGGACGCGACGAACGCCTTGACTTCCTTGTCGTTGGGGTCAAGGTCAAGGTCCACCGAGTAGACGCCGTTGGCATCGAACTTGGTGTCTGGCTTGACCAACTTGGGGTAGACCGCAACTCCGAGGGGTGATGTGACGCGCTGGGCCTTCTTCTTCACTTGCATTGTGTTTCCTTCCTGAACTCCTAGTTGAAGTAGTACTTGGAGTCCATGACTTTCGATATGTCCAGAGTACCGTACTCGGGAACATCTGGAAGTATAGCACCCTTGGGCAGGAAAGTCAACACGCCCTCATGGAACTCCCTAAGGAGGTCTCTTGAGAAGATCTCTACCGTGGCAGTGCGGACGGCATTGGCGACCACAGGATGGTCCCCTGCTAGGCACATGATCTGGTCGTGGACAGCACCGAGGTGATGGATGCCCCTAGAGGCGCACAGGTTGACCGTATGGCCGAGGAGACCGCCAAAGCCGTCCAAGGAGTGGATGTAGTTGGCTGGCCCTCCATTGAGCGCCTTTCGCTTGGACTGGCGTCCGTTCTCCTGACGCAGCGACAGCACCTTGGCCTTGGCTCCGATGCGCGTGGATACGGTGATCCGGTCATAGTTCTCGTAGCGCATCCGCACTGGGAACCCGATTGGGGTCATCCAGAACGGGGTCACATCGTTGTCGATCAGCGTGCCGATGCATGACCGGATGAAGTCCATTCCCTTGCGGGCGGAACCGACAACGTCACCGATGGATTCCCAGATGATCTTGCCAAGGAAGACCACAGGCTTGTACGTCTCAAGACCCCATGGGTTATAGCCTGTCTTCCTGCTGCGGTCCTCGATCCACTCGCGTGTATACGATATGCATGAGTGCTGGGTCAGCCCATAGGGCAGCGTCATGGTCTGGCGCTTGGTGGTGGTTCGGTCGATACCGAAGGTAAGCAACTGGCTGGCCAGCGGGTCCGATGACTGCTGCAACTTGGCGATGACTGCGTTGGCGACGAACTGGTAGGGATCGCTGGGCTTGTCCGCAGGGAGGACATTAGTTGCCAGCCCAGCGACGGGATCACGCAGCAGCATGGCATAGATCTGCAATCCCTGCGTGGTGGCGTCCATGGCGATGGGCAGGCTGGAGACGAATCCCTGCCCATGGTCCCACATTCCCACCAGTTCCTGACATGCGGCGACGAATGCGAATGGCTCGTCTGCCTTGGTCCATTCCCTGTTGCCATAGGGATCCCTCGCGATTGACTCGATCAATGATCGGTTCTGCTCGATCCACCTGATGCGGAAATCGATGGACTCCTTGTCGATGCCGAACTTGTTGGCGGTGTGGACATACAGGGACTGGGCCTGATCGTCGGTGCTGATGGGCTTGCCATCGGAGAACCGCAGCATTGCCTTGGCGTATGACACGCCCTGCGGATGCAGGTACAGCGGAAGCGGATACCCACGGCCACGGAAGTCCAACTGGTGGGGGAACCACAGCCTTCCGTGATTCACCATCTTGTCCGTGACGAACATCGTCTTGAGCGCAAGCAGACGCTGGGACTCGTAGGACTCGTTGAGGAAGTGGATCTTGGCCGCAGCCTTGCGCCACTGACGGCGTGAATCCTGATTGGTGTCGATGTCATCAGGTCTCGTCGGGATCGGCTCATCACGCGATGGCGGCAGGGCGTCGATCTCCAGACCATCCTTCCAGCACTGCCTGACGAGATCCCGTATCGAGTGGTTGACTGCCCACGGAGTGTTCTGGATGAAGTTCACCGCCGAGTACACATCTGATGACAGTGAACCAACGAGCGATTCCTGATACGCCTTGTTGCGGCTCTTGACCAGAGGGCGTGGCTTCCACTCCATCGAGGAATATCCACCTACCCACGGGTTGTTCCATTGCAGGGGACGCTCGATGGTGGGCAGGAACATCGGCTCAAGTGCTTCGTGGTACTCATGGCATCCACGGACCCACTTGCGTATGTCAAGTGCAGCCTGAATGACGCAGTACTTGCGACCACGGGCATTCATCTTGGTGATGATCTCGATGACCCCAGTACGCGCAGCGAGCATCTCGATCAGCAGCAGGCCAACGGCAAGGGCGTCTGACTTGGACCACCTCTTGGTGACCAGATCGACTGCACGGGCGGCATCACGGGCGAACCGACGCTTGAACTTCTGGCCTACTGACTTGAACGTGTTCTTCTGAACCGAGCGGAGGAAGTTCGGAGACTTGTCGGCAAGTTCATCAAGCAGGATCTCGTCCTCGATGGCACGACCAACGGCGATGCATGTCCCCGTCAGCATCCGCTCTGCGGACAGGGCATCGATGACCACCTTGGAGGCGATGACGGCGGCTTTCTTGGAGTCGATCTGCTGTAGGAAGGGAAGGCAACGGTGCTTGCGTCCCGGACCTGTGGATGCCTTCTGTGTCCACCTGTCGATCTCGGCGTGCAGTTCGGTGGTGCACCGATTCAGCAGCATTCGACCGGGGATCGTGTTGGACTCTGCGGCAATGTGGCTCGCCTTGTTGGCTCGGTTGCGGTATCTCTGCCGCCCGAGTTCCACCATCTCCTCGTCCAGTTTCGATTGACGCATATCTAAAGTCTAGTCACTAGACAATCCATATGCGTCTGTCTAGGAGTCCTAGACAATAAAAAACCCCCCGCCATCCGAAGATGACGAGGGGCCGAAAGGAAAGGAGAACACCCCGTTGGAGGTGCACCCCAATCCTATCTCACGCCAATGCGTAGTGCTCGCGCATCATGCGCTCCATCCCCATGATCCGTCGTGGGGCCTCGACCGGGCTGACCTCCTTGCACAGGTGCGTGTAGGCGTTGTGGACATTCCACAGCACCGGGCGCTCCCGCGTCTCGTACTCGAACGAAGGAGCCATGGACTCCTCCACAAGATCCACGACCTTGGTCCGAGGCAGGAGGTTCGACTGGGCGAGACGCACAGCGAATTCCGAGACGTTGGTACGGTTGAACGGCACTTCCTTGAGCCGCTCGTAGAAGTGGGCAGCCTTGCCGACCTCGACCTCGAACATGTCGATGGTGCGGGTGATCAGGTACGGAAGACGATCCCAGACCTTGGCTGTGTGCTTGGTCTTCAGGATGTGATCCGCGAAGATGCACCCGTTGGTGCAGGCGAACACGGTCGATCCGAACAGCAGCCGAATGGCACGGCTCTGGTCGTAGGAGTTGATGACCCCGATCTCCCACCCCATCTCGCGATCCGATGGCAGGCGGTGGCTGATGACCCGCATGGTGGAGATGAACCACGGGTTCTTGCGGTGCATCTGGTGGGTCTGCCACTCCATGACATAGCCGTAGTTCTGCACGGTGTCGGTCACGCGCTCCCACAGGTCACCCTGCGAGACAGGGCAGTATGTGGGCGTAGCCACGGGCATGGGCACGGTGGCGAGATCCTTGATGTTGGTGAATGTCTTGCTCATTGTCGTTTCCTCTCGGTTGTGTCTAGGAGTCCTAGACGGTTTCACTTGCGCCTGCGGCGACGAGCCTTGGGCGGATCATTGATGACGTTGGCAACGAGATGCTCCTCTCTGTCGGTCAGCCAAGAACCGTGGTGCTCAACTCTCCAAAGCACCAAGTGTGCGAAGTTGAATGCTCTCTCCGTATCGGAGGCGTTGACGGCGTCAACAACCTCGGCAACGGTGTCTGTGAGGGTGAACCTGCTCATAGCAGGATGTTACCATGAGTTTGCATTTTGTCAATGTGCGTGGCTTTGAAGGTATGCGCACCCCACCTCCAACGAAAGGTCAGATGGATGTGCGCTCGGACGAGACGGAGTTGATCAGCCGCTCGATGAGTGCGTCGATAAGAACCTTTCGGAAGTCGTGGTTGTGGATGACTGCCGTGACCATGTGGTTGGCGATCACTTTGGGCGAGATGTAGGCAGAGAT